CAGATGATGTTACATTTGCAGATGTAGCAGCAACAGGTAATGTAACTATTACAGGAAATTTAGATGTAAATGGAACAACTACAACCTTAGATACAACAAACTCAACAATAACAGATAGATTGATTGAGTTAGGAAACGGAACAACAGGAACACCAGCAAATGATATGGGTCTTGTTTTTGAAAGAGGAAGTTCAGACAATGTATTCATAGGTTGGGACGAAAGTGCAGATGCTATTGCAGTAGGAACAGGTTCATTTACAGGAGCATCTACAGGCAACTTATCATTTACTAGAGCTAATTTAAATGCAGCAACATTTGACGGTTCAGCATTAAGTGTTACAGGTAATATTACTGTAGGCGGAACAGTAGATGGAAGAGATGTAGCAACAGATGGTAGTAAACTAGATGGTATAGAAACAGGTGCTACAGCAGACCAATCAGATGCTGAGATTAAAACTGCTTACGAAAACAATTCAGACACAAATGCCTTTACAGACGCATTACTCTCAAAATTAAATGGTATAGAGGCAGGAGCAACAGCAGATCAATCGGACGAAGAGATTCAAGACATAGTAGGTGCTATGTTTAGTAGTAATACTGAAACAGGTATTACAGCAACTTATCAAGATTCAGACGGCACAATAGATTTAGTAGTAGGAACACTTAACCAAAACACAACAGGAACAGCAGCTGCTTGGACAACTGCTAGAACATTATCATTTACAGGAGATGTAACAGGGTCAGGTTCAGTAGACGGAAGTGCTAACGTGGCAACAGCTCTTACTATTGCATCGGACGCAGTAGAACAATCAATGATAGCAGATGACGCAGTAGGTTCAGATCAAATTGCCAATAATGCAGTAGCATTAGGAACACATACTACAGGAAACTATATGGCACAGGTTAGTGGAGGAGATGGTATTACTATTTCTCATACACAAGGCGAAGGTTCAACTGCAACTATTACAGGAACAGCAATATATAATGCAGCAGGAACTAAACTTAACTAGGGGTAATAATGGCATTAGCTAGTAGAACAGACTTACAGGATTATTGTTTAAGGAGATTAGGAGCTCCCGTTATAGAAATTAACGTGGACGAACAGCAAGTCTCTGATAGAGTAGACGATGCCTTGCAGTTTTGGAATGAATATCACTTTGATGGTGTAGAAAGAACTTATGTTAAACACCAAGTTACAGGTTCTAAATTAAAACTTACAACCAATATCGCAGAAAGTTTTAGAAAAAATGAAACAGTAACAGGGTCAACTTCTGGAGCAACTGCTATTGTTGATTCAGTAGAAGGACAGTTCATTACAATAGAACAAGTTAAATCAGGAACATTCCAAGCAAGTGAAACTATTACAGGTTCTGAAACAGGAACAACAGGAACATTGCACGCAGCAGACCATTATACAGAAGGCGATATAGAAAAAGGTTATATACCTATTAGTAACAATATTCTAGGTATAACCAGAGTGTTTAACTTTGGAGGTGCAGCAACTAACAATACAAGAGACGGACAACTATTTGATCTAATGTATCAGTTTAGAATGAATGACTTGTATAATTTAATGGGAGCAGACATGGTATATTATACTGTCGTTCAATCCCATTTAACAACATTGGAAAAACTCCTAGCTGGAGAAAGGCAGATTCGTTGGAACAGAAAAACAGACAGACTTTATATAGATACTGACTGGGATAAAACTTACAATGTAGGTGATTATATTGTTGCAGAAGCAATGGCTATAATAGACCCAGCAACATATACAGAAGTCTATGATGATATGTTTCTTAAAAAGTATGCCACAGCTCTTATTAAAAGACAATGGGGCGAGAACTTGAAAAAATTCCAAGGCATAATGATGCCTGGTGGTGTTACATTAAATGGTGATCAAATTTATCAAGAAGCAGTTCAGGAGATACAACAGATAGAACAGGAGATGCAACTTAAATACGAATTACCTCCTTCATTTATGATAGGATAGTTCAATGCCAACTAACTTCTACTTTCAATCAGGCAACAACATAGGCACAACTAACGAACAACGTTTGGTTGAAGACCTTATTATTGAAAGTTTAAAAATATACGGACACGACACTTACTACCTACCTAGAACATTAGTAAATAAAGATACAATATTTGATGAGGATGAACTATCCAAATTCACACAAGCATATCCTGTGGAAATGTATTTGGATAATGTAAATGGTTATGAAGGACAGGGAGATATATTTACTAGGTTTGGTTTAGAAGTTAGAGATCAGGCAACTTTTGTAATGGCAAAAAGACGTTGGGAGGATATGGTTCAAACCAGCGGTGGAACATTTACACAAACAACAAGACCTTCAGAAGGCGATCTTATATACTTAGAAAAAACAAAATCTCTATTCGAGATTAAGTATGTAGACTTTCAAAATCCTTTTTACCAACTTAACCAGATATATGTTTATAGATTGGTTTGTGAACTATTCGAATACAGTTCAGAGGATTTGGATACAGGTATTGCAACAATAGATGCAATAGAAACAAAATACTCTCAGGACATGTTAGAGTATCAAATGTTACAAGAAGATGGAACACTAATGCTAAACGAAACAAATGGTTCTATAATTAAAGAAGATTATTCATCAGGAACCTCAGAGCCAATAGACAATGCAGACTTTGATAATCTAGTTACATTAGAAGGCATACTAGACTTTAGTGAGAAGAATCCATTTGGAGAGATAGGAGCTTAGCATGTTTAAGGATAAAACATTCTATCATCAACATATTAGAAAGGCAGTTATTGCCTTTGGAACTATATTCAACAATATTAATGTTGAACGTAAAAATAGTGCAGGTGCCGTAGCACAGACTATAAGAGTCCCTTTAGCATATTCTACTAAACAAAAATTTATGACTAGAATAGAAAGAGTAGGTGACTCTACAACAAGAGGTGAAGTTGCGCTTACTTTACCTAGAATGGGATTTGAAATACAAGGATTACAATATGATCCTAGTAGGAAAACAACTATAATAAATAAGAACAAAGCGGTAGGTGTAGGAGATGATGTTCAAACAGTAAGAACAGCTTTCAACTCAGCACCGTTTAATATGAACTTAGCATTGTATATATTTGCTAAGAACCAGGACGATGGTTTACAAATAGCAGAACAAATACTGCCTTATTTTAATCCTGACTTTAATGTTACGATTAATGATTTACCTGAACTTGGTATAAAAAGAGATATAAAAATAACATTAGATAACGTAATGTATGAAGACGAGTATGAGGGTGCGTTTGAGAATAGATTAAGTATAGTATGGACATTAAATTTTACAATGAGACTTAACTTTTATTCAAACGTAGCAAATCAGAGTGTTATTAAAAAGACTATTGCGGACATTTACAATGACCCTACAATGTCTTTAAGCACCTTGAACGACAGACTCAGAGTAACTGCCGAAGTCAATCCTTCTACTGCAACACCAGAAGATGCATATACGTTCTTGGAGCAATTTGATGAGTCGTTCGAATAAAAAGAATCCTTTTGAAGATCTAGATAAGAAATTCAATACAAAGGAAGTAACAAAAGCACTAGAAGAAAACTTAAAAAAGACACAGGAAGAAAGACAACTTCCTGCCGTAGACATGAGTCAAGAAGATAAAGACGCTTTACTAAGAAAACAACAAGAAGAAGATTTACAATATGCTAGAAGTATGTTGAAACAGGCTGAGGCATACAATGCTGAGGCTATTGAAGG